ACTAAAATCTGACAACGTTTCTAATGCGTTAATCAAATCTGCACCGCCTGCCACGCTGCCGACCATTTCAGTTACGACGGCCTGAACATTGGCCGCATAATCTTCAATATTCGTGCTGGCCAGCATCGTGCTAATTGCAGCACTCATCGCCGCCGAGTTCTCTATAGATTCTGCAATTTTGGTGGCGACCAGCCCGGCATAATCGTCTGTATCTGCCGTATTGTCTGCGGTGCTCGATGTGCCGGTGGCATTGCCCCCAATACTGCCGGTGTTGTACCGCCCATATCGTGTGGAACCGAATGTGCTTTTTAGTACATTGCTTAAATTTGTGGCTTCGTTGAACGTGTCGGTCACCATGCCGGTCCAGAATGTCAGGGTGCTTTTTAGCGTCTTGATTGCCTGTGTCACACTGCGCATATCCCCCTTAACTTCAGCAATGGCTCTTGCTGCAGCTGTGGTTACGGTCGATAGCCAAGAGGTTTGTACTGTCGATGCGGCATCGGTCGCACTGGTAATTGCGAAGACTTTTAGACCAGATTCAATGGCCGTGAGCGTAAAACGAAACATGCGGGCTTCGTCTTTGCTCTCGGAAATTTTCAGACCGCCGGGCGGAATACTTACGGTAAGTTCGCCAAGAGTCGGATGAATCAGCGTACCGGCCCCAGACGACTCTGCCGCAGCAACTAAGGAATTTCGCTGGGTCATCACGTCTGAAGCGGTATAAAGCAGGCTACTTTGTAGGATGTAGCCAGTCAGCGTAATACGCCGGGTTGCGCGGCCCATGTCCTCTACCCATACAGAATCACGGTACGGGTATTCATGTACAGCCTGCCTGCGGCCAAACTCGCCATCTCCACCTTCTACGGCAAAGGGCACACCACGAAAAGAAGCTTTGTGAAGGTTATCTTGCCAGCTGAATGTATCGCCTGACCCGCCAGTAATTGCCGAAATGGCCGAGCTAACAATCGTCATGTTCAGGGTCCATAAACAGAAAAACCGGCACGAGGCCGGTTCGTAATAGAATGGGATTTAGGGAAACTGCATCGCAGCCGAGACTTTACTGCCCCCAGTGCCGGTGAACGTCTGCTTTTCTCCGGTTTTCTGGTTGATTACTGTCAGTTCTATCTTCATCCCCGTTTCTTTCAGCACAGAGGATAACGTTTGTTTAAAATCAACCATCTGACCCGGAGCCTGTCCACTGGCCGCAGCAGGTGTCAGCAGTGACGCGTCATTGCTGTTACGGGTCAAAATATTTTCAATATTAGACGAGCTATAAGGGCTGTTCCCTTCTTGATGGAAAACAGCAGCGAGGAAACGTGAACGGGTTTGCACATTGCTGAAATCGAGCGGCTGGGTAGGGTCTACGCCAAGTTCTTTACTGGCGTTCTTAATCATCAGTGCCGTGTTATTGCCATCCTTTTCAGGGGATGCAGTACTAACGATTTCAGCTACCGTTCTCAGGGGGTGATCCACGTTGGCCGACTTCCCGGAGGTGTAAAGCTGCAACTGCCTGTCGGCGGCTAAAACACCTTCTTCTGGCGTCTGGAAATGTGCAAAATTTTTCGCCGCTGGCACCGCGCCGGATTGACCGGCATAACGGATATTCCACGGGTTATTATTTCTAACGGACGAGGCATTCGGGTCTACGGGTTGTGCGCCAATTGGGGGCAATAATGTCGGATGCTCCGCCAGTTGCATATCTAACAAAAGCTGATTTGACCGGTCATTCAACCTTGTAAAATACTCCGGGTTTTTTGCCATTTCCTTATCAAGCTGCCAGCCGTCGGTTAATGATTCTCCGTAATAAGCATTGTATTTTTTGCGTAAATCGTCGTTCATCCTGCCGATGCCGACGTTTGCCCTTTCCTGCGGCGTAGCCTCAGCTAAAAACTTCTTGTCGCCTTTCATCCTTCGTAATGCAACGGCTTCGTAAGGTCCATCATTTTCACCAAGCATATGACCCCAGCCAGCAGCATCATTATGCGTTGCACCATCGGTAAATCCTGATACCGTATCCCGTAATGATCCGTCGGAAAGTAACCCCTTAGCTGCCTTTTGTACGGTGCGTTGCTTTAAACCGTCCCAAGCCGCGCTGGCTTCAGTTAACTGGCGATTAAACGATGCAAGGTCAGCTGTCGTCTTAGGGTCAACGGTTAATCCTATTGCATCAGACTCTGCAAGAAGCCCTTTTAAATGAGCGCCTTCGCGAAGCAATTGCAGCGTGTCTGCATTCAGGTTTAGCGCATCAGTAACCGTTTTTTGCGTTTGTGGGGAGAGGCGTGGGAGAACATCAGCGAGGGATTCTACTGTTTTAAGCACGTTGGCCGTGCCATCGGCGTTTTTATAAATCACCGCATGGATCTGATTCATTACCGCTAATACGGCATTATTTCGGCCCTGCAATCCATCGTTGAAGGTTCCATATAGACCCTCAATACTGTTTTTTGCTGTCTCGCTGTCGGTCCCAAGCAGGCGCATTGCTCCCGCCATCTGACTAAAATCTTTAACCGTCATCCCAGCATTTTCAGCAGCAACACTTAGCGCATAAGCATTGTCGGCTGCATCGATAAGTGTATGACCGAATGAGGAAATGCCCTTCCCTGCAACATAAGCAGCACCCCCAGTAATTCCGAGCTTACCAATTACGCCGCCGACCTTACCACCTAACCCGATAAAGTTCCTCAAAGGCGGAACCATATCCCCAAGATATTGAACGTTCGATTTCGCCAGTCTGCCAAGCTCATAAAACGATTTTTCAATGTCAGATAAATTGGACTGGTTATTCTTTCCACCAAGCTTTAACTTTTCCGCCACCTCGTCGAGTTCGGGGTTTAATTCCGCTAAACGACCCGTAATATCATCAAGCTTTTTAGAAACCCCATCATCAGCACGAAGCTCAAAATCAAACCTGTTAGCCATTGCCGCCCTCTTTCATGATTTTTTTAATCCTGAACCCTTGTTCGGTCCAGAACTGCAACTCACCCCAAGTTAAGGCAGCAGCTTCTTTCGGTCCCCAGCGGTAGAAATATGTCAGCTCGGCGATTCGGTCCCGCCATCTTTCGATTTGGGGAAATATGTCAAAAAACCCATCAGATACGCCGAACCCTCCCGATACTTGCTAATCGGCATTTTGGTGATAGCGATGCGGTTAACACCTGAAATCAGCGACATCAACAACCCCATAGCATCCTGATCGCTTGTCTTTTTCGCCTCAGCGTTAAACTGTGAAAACTCACTGAACACAGGCTCTCGGAGAGCAACTTCGTTCCATCCTTCGACGCCGTTGAAGCTGGTGATCACGTTATCCAGCTGAATGATGTAGCTATCATCCTGCTCGACCGTCGGCCAGTAATTCAGATATTCCAGCAAAAAAGCATGCCCCTCTCGGAAGACCTTAATCGGGAGCTGTGCAATTTCTTTTCGGGACTGGCCGGAAATCTTCGCCATTAAGCTAGCCATGGCTTCATGCTGGTCAGTTTTATCTTTTTCCTTATAGAAATCGGAAACCTCAAAATATTTCGGCTCACGTAAAGGAATGGCCCCACCGGGGCCAAAATTTAGATCAAAAATTCCTGACATTTTTAACTCTCCGTTACCGATCCGCCTTCAAACGTCACGTCGAAGACAGCGTCTTCACTGTCAACCTCCTGTACATCAGTGGTCCACATACCCGAGCCAATGATGGTTTTCCCGTTCGCCAGCTCGGCAGTGACGGTAACGTTGGTCATGCTGTTGAAGTCAGCAACGGTCGTACCGCCGCTGTCACGAACTTGCGCCGAAATCATGCATGGATTCGGCTTTTCTTTAAAACCGTGTACGCCATCCATACCGGTTAGAGTTTCACGTTTTACGGTGCCGGGGCGGTATTTAAACTGCCCGACAATCATGATGGTTACACCGTCTACGGAAACGCTAGCCGTCCCCGCAATACGGTTAGAAGTATCACCCATTTTTTAGTCCTTACTACGAGGAGGCTTGCTGGCGGAATTGGTTGAGTAATGCAAAGATGCGGAGTTGATTAACAAGCGTTCCTGGGAACAGGACATCAACCCGATTCGGGTTAGAGCTGTTTTGCTCAACAATCAGTGCGGAGGCGAAGCTTGTGGCATCTTGGCAATAGCCATTCTTAACCAGTGTGGTGTATTGCGCGATGACTTCAGCGCGGATGGTGTTTGGCGTCACGATAGCAGCCCCTGCTGCAAACTTGGTCCCTGTAGCAACCAGCTTCATACGTCCAAACTTGCTGGTGACAGCACTGCGTAGATAGCGGGTGATATACATCAACAGAAACATCGTCTCGATTTCTAGGTATGAATCGTCAGCGTCCCCATAACTGTTTGTCTGATACGTCGTGATGATGTTCTCGAGCGTAACAGTGCCATCATCAGCTACGGCCACAGTGGCTATTCCGCTGTAAAGGAGGTTATTGCGTTCTGTCATGGTAAAGCGTGAGGCCAATGGCGGCGCGAGGACCCCGGATACGGTCAGGGTTTGCAGCGGGCGACCGGGGTCGCTTCGTAGGCTTACCGCTGCTGCGCCATAACAGGCCGCCGACCATACCCATGGGGCAGTCGGTGAATCATAGATTCCGATAAGCGTTTCATGCTGGTTATTTCGCAGCAACCCGGCGGCTGTTAACTCTCCATAGCTCCCGGAAAGAACGCCTAGTGAATGCCCGTAAAGCTGCTCAGAATAGGACCAGCGGCCCGTCTTATCTGACAGAAAAGTCGCCATAGACGTAAGCGAGGTCGTATCCGTGTATGGGTTAACAATAAAGTCGAATAACTTATCGCCAAGGTTTGCCAGTGCATCGTCCAGCGCTGGGGTCGCACTACCGCCGCTCATTGCGGTGATCGTACACGCAAAACTGGTCGGTGAGGATTCTTCACCGGCGGTGCCGAGGTAATTAAGTCGCATATCAATATCGTTACCGTGGGCACCTTTATTTTTTGCAGTAACGGTAATGACTGCGGCAGACGCGGCAGCGGTGACCGGTAACGAGGTGGTCGCATTAATCGCAGCGGCCAGTGCGGTCGCGATGGTGGTCAGCGTGTCTGTGGTTGCGATAGCAATCTGTACGCGGGTACCAGCGACATAGAGCGACAACGTACCGGCGGCAGTGGCGACGCTGGTAATCGTGATTTTGCCAGTTGCTGCTATAGCGGCTGAATCATCAGCAAGCGGTAAGATATAAATCTTCGCAGCAGTGTCGTTCGCCATGTATGCGGTCATCATTTGATGGACCATCGAACCATAACCACACAAACCGCCGACCGTAGAGGCTGAAGAAGCTAAGAATGGCACACCGGGGGTTTGTAATGCGGTACTCAATTGCTGGCCGATGATGAGCGTTAACTGCGTCGCGGTGGCTGAGTTTGCCATCGAGTTATCCATATCCGCATAGAACAGCGGAACGCGGAGCTTACTCGGAATGTTTGGAAAGCTAATCGTCATTAAGAGGTTGCTCCGGGGATGGTCGTGGTATCAGCGGTCGCTGTGCTGGCAGTACTGGCCGTGGTGATGCTGCTGGCCGTGGTATCGGTCACTTCCACAACGTCGTAGTCGCGCAGACGGCGACGCCAGAACGCGTTAAGCTCGACTTCTGCGCCGTCTGCGGGCAAAAGCTGGCCTTTGACGGGATCACGCACGGCGCGCCCGTCAGCGGGTTTCAATTTCATGGATTGAGTTCTCGGTTATTGCGGGAGGGTAATATCTGCGCCGGTCTCGATTGTTCCTGCGGGTTCGACGTTACGTAGTGCTACGGTTTCAAGCGCGGTACCCACAATCGGGTAGAAATCTTCTGGACCTTGGTAATACTCGATATCGAGTTCATAGAGCAGCTGGCCGATATGGCTATCCCCGCTGGAATCAACGTCGATGGTTGAGCGCACTTCCTTGTATTGCTGCGTCTGGCGGGTCAGCTCGTAGCTGTTGATTACTGCCCGGCCCACCTGTTCGCGTAGTTCCTCTGCGGCGGCTTCGGCAAGCATGGCGCCTGCGTTACTGGTTTCAGTGTCGAACGCTTCCACGCGACCGGTGATCCGTACCGTGGTCACGCTGGTAAACTGCGGGGCATTGCGGCCCATTGAATGCTTATGGTCGAACGGCGTCTGGACCAGCAGCACGGGATAATCCGGGCTGGTTGTGGGCCAGTCGCGTGGGGAATACACGCGGTCGGCGGCATCCGTTGCCGCCACGGTCAGCGCATCCACCACAAGCGAGCGGATAGTGGCTGGATTCATGAGGTCTTCACGCGGTTAAGAATGAGTTTCGTGCCGCCGTGGCTGTCGGGCTGCACGTCTTTCACGACAAACAGCTGCGCCACGCGGGGGATATAAAGCCGGTCGCCCTGCAGCGGAGGTTTCGGGAAATCCGAGTCACGCACGCCCAGCACAGGTTGCGTGGTGTTGATCGTCGGGTCGCCGTCGTCCAGCGGTTCCACGTCCTGCGTATACGCCCGGTCAAAGATACCGGAAATATCGAACGCGGCTGAACTGGCGGGCCGGTAATTCACCGGCTCGCCAAAAGTCTCCTGCAGCGGGGCCAGCAGATGCTGGTCCCAGTCAATCATGGTCAGACCTGGCTGATTTTAACGAGGCCGGAAACGTTCACGGAGACGCCTTCCTGCTCCAGCGCATCCGCGCGGGCCTGCGCCAGCGTCACCACGACGCCGCGCTTAACCAGGCGATCCACTTCGTCGGCCGGCAGAAGCACTTTTGCGTGCTGGCGGTGCTTTTTGCCGTCGTGGCGCAGGGTGTTTCGCGGCAGAACTACTACCGCAATCAGGCCATCGCCTTCGGAATCGTCCAGAATCGGGCCTGTCTGGACCACAGCGGCGGTTACAGCGGCTTTTGCCGCTGCGGTTGGTTTAGCTGCCGCCATCGTTACACCACCGTTGCGCAAAGCGCGGCGTTAACACGGCTTGGGATGATGATTGGCGCAGACTGCATCAGCAGGAATCGCTGGCCGGGGTTTTTCTCTACCCACGTCTTCGGCGCGTACGCCATCGGCTGGTAGTTGAAATCGTCGTCCAGAATCATGCCGAAAGCGCGGGTGCCCATCAGCGCGCGGCTGGTGAGGATTACGCTGCCGTCTGGAATCATCGGCTCTTCAACGCCGGTATCTGGGTCAACGTACCAGTCGTTGTAAAGCCACAGGGTGAAGTTACCCCAGTAGCCCTTGCAGACCGCGCCCTGCTGTACCTGCGCGCCGGGGTTAATGATGTTCCCTGACGGGTTCAGCGCCGGTGCGATGATCGCGCCCTTGAGGTTGGTGTCCTGCTTGAACAGCTTCCAGCTGGTGTTGGTGAAGATGATATCGGTCGGCGCTGCGCCGCACTTCTGCAGGACCAGTGTCTGCCACTCTTCGATATCGTCGGTCGGCTGCGTGTTGGTTGCGCCCGATGCCACGCTGGTAGGCCATTTATCGGTGCCGGTCAGCGCGATGGTCAGCTCCGGGTCGCGCCCGAAATCGACCAGCGTTTCCGGGAAACCTTCGCCTTTGATGGTCACGGTGCCGCTGGTAATCGCGCTGCAGCCCATCCACTCCATACGACGGTTGAGAATGTCGATCTGGTCAGCCATCTCAAACTGCATATTGAGCATGGCGCGCTGTGCGCCGGTGAAGCTGCCACCGATGCGCTCACCCAGCTGGCGGCGAATCGGCTTGCGCAGATCCGGTGCGCGTAAATCCTTGATGTACGCCGGTTTAAACATGTTGGTCTGCATACGGCGGCTTTCCACCTGCTTACCGGCAACCAGCGGCGACACGAACGGGGCCATACGGCGTTTACCCACGTCAACGTCGATGGCCACGTCTTCGGTTTCGGCGATCACGACGTTGGAGAAAAACGTATCCAGCAGCCAGTTCTGCGACAACAGCAGGTTCGGTACGACGCCAACGAGTTCGGCGGTTTCAAAAGCAATTGGGGCTTGAACGGTCATTCATTTCTCGCATAGCCCGGCAAGCGCCGGGCGAAATTTGGACGTGCGAATCCCTGCCCGGCTAAGGGCATAAATTCACATTCAGGGAGTTACGGGGGCGGTTAGACCGGTGTGGCGCTCAGTGCGTCTTTGAGGAAGATCCCCACGCCACGCAGCGCGGCTTTCAGGTCGTCAACGGTCCAGCTGTCGTCGTATGTAATGCGGTTGGCGTTCACCGCTGCCTGGAAGTAACCGCTGCCTGCCACCGCTGCGGCGCTGGCGTCCACGTTATCAACCAGCACGGCTGCCGGATTCTGGCTGCCGTCGGTCGCGGTGCGCACGCTCAGAACGTAATAGCCGGTAGCGGCGGTCACGGTCAGGGTAAACACGTCACCGGCGACGAACGCGGTCGCGCCTGCGGTCACGGTCAGCACCAACTGGTTGCCGGTAAACGCGGTGCCTGCGGTCACGGTGCCCACTTCGGTGCCGTTCGGGTCCTTCAGCGTGAACTCGGTCGCGCTGGTCGCGGTCAGCGTGTACGCGCCAACTTCCGCTGCAGTGCCGAGCGATACCACGACGGTGCCGTTGCCGGTGTTGCCCGATGCCGCGACGCCTGCCACGGATTTCTGCGACTGGCGACCGAGGATTGCGCCACGGCTAAGGTTCTGGCCTGCGGCGATGGTGATGTTGTCGGTCACAATCAGCGGCGCGTTGCTGGCGATCAGCTGATCGGGAATGAAAACATCCGAGCGGGCTGATGGCCCCCACGTGTTCTGGCCATATTCGGTAGCGCTCATTACTTGCCTCCGTTGATTGCGTTATACAGATTGGTCATTTCGTTAATCTTGCCCGCCGTGCCGGTGGTGGCCTGCTGCTGCGCATCCTGCCCGACGTGATGTTTTTGCGTGCTGCGCATACGGTCATCGAGCGACATACGCCCGCCCTGTGCCGGTGCGCCGAACGCGGCGGCCTGCTTCAGCTGTGAAATCGCCTGTGATGCGCTCAGGGAGGTGTTAAACGACAGCGAGGCTGCCATGTCCGGGCGAATGCCTGCGGCTTTACAGCCGAAAATAGCGGCGATGCGCTTACGCTCGATGGCGCGGCCCTTCGCCACTTTGGCGTCGGCTTCGTCGTCGTCGCCGTCTTCGGCTTTCTTGCCTTTGGCTTTGCGGCCTGCGGGCTTGTCGTCGTCATCTTCCTCGGCGTCAGGGTCGTTT